CACACACACACACACACACACACACACACACACACACACACACACACACACACACACACACACGGTCTTAGGTGCGGGGTTACATCACGCATAATGCCTGCGCGCCAGGATCACGACCTGGTCACCCGCCGGGTCGTAGCTAACTGCGTACGGCTGGACCGTGCCTGCTGGATCGTCATCTGTGACCTGCACCATGACGTCGTTGTCCCGGCGACCCAGCAACAGGTCTGCTATCTCGTGTGAAGTCAGTGGTTTGGGTCGGTTGTCCATCGGGGGATCTTCTTTCTCCAGTTCAGCCTGAATCAGTCTGCGCACCAGTTCGGACAGACTGATTTCATCACTGTCGGCAAGCGGCGGACGACCGGCTTTCTCCCTGGTCACCCGTACGGCAGAGTAAAGGTCATAGCGTCCAGGTATTCGGCCCACAGTCTGACCTGCCACGCGTCGGCCAGTGCGTGATGCTCTCTCCCGGCCTGCGTCGGCAGTGGCGGGTTGCCGAGCCGGTGGACTTCCTGGCGCAGGTCGTTGGTCCACATCGGAACGCCGGCTGGCAGGTCGATCATCCGGCCGAACAACTGGGCGAGGACCACATGGTCGTAGGCGCCGTACCAGGCCCACAGTTCTGGCTGGTCCACGCCGAGTACGAACCGGCTGACCTCAGCCCGGATCTGGCCGCGGGGTTTGACGGTGATGTTGTCCGGGTCGATGCGGGTTTCGGTGAGCATCGGCAGGTAGCACAGCACGTTCTGGCGCAGCCACGGGTTGGCGGCGGCCCGTACGTAGTCGGCCTGGATGCTGACCGCGTAGTAGGTCTCGCCGTCGTCGCGGACCATGCCGATAGAGATCAGGTCGATCGTCGTGCCGTCCTCGTGAAACTCGGTGTCGTAAAAGATTTTCGTCATTGCGTTCCTGTCCCACAGTCGACCCGTTCCAGTCGGGTTCTGACGTCGATCAGGTTATCCAGCAGTGCTGCCAGGTTGCCGGAGGTTCGGCGGGTCGTTCCCTCGTCCGAGGTCGCTACCGCCGTCACTTGGTCTCGGTACGGGTCTGCTTGGTCACGTGCCGGACACCCCTTCGGCGGGTTGCAGGTCAGGGGTTTGCTGGAGCCAGAACAGCCGCCACCCGTGTGGCTGGGTCTCGTCGACCACGGCGAGCAGGCACCGGCCACTACCACGGTGGCATTCTTGCAGGGTCATGAAGTTGTCGTCGGCCAGGACCGGCACGACAGGTTCCCCGTGGTGGCCAGCGGCTTTGAGCCGGTCCCGGAAGGTGGCGTCACGAAGTAGCCGGGCCAGCCTGAAACCGGCGGTCAGTCGCATGGATGTGGGATCTGGCAACATCTTTCACCTCTACTCGATGGCAGGCGTCAGACGGTGGTGGGCAGGTCGGGCTGGCCGGGTGACGGCGCGGCGGCGGGCGTCACTGGCCTGCGCGTCCATCGACGCCCAGAGCGCCGCGATTCGGTCCAAGGATTCCGCGGACATCGGTGGCAACGCGCGGACGGCGAGCCGAACGGCGTCCAAGTCTTCCGCTGACGGTTCCGTGTTCACGCGGCACCGCCCTCGGCGGCGACCAGCTTGTTGTTGGTTGCGAAAGCGATTAGCATGCGCCGCAACCGCGTCATGTCATGTCGTCGAAAAGTCCGAAACTGGTCTTCGATGTCAAAGTCCCAGTGCGGGCAGCTTTCATCGGTGTCCCCGCAGTGTGGACAGCCTGTCTTGCCGGGCATCAGCAGCACGTGGCCGACTACGCAGACAACCTTCCAGGCACACGTGCTCGTTTGATCTACCCATGGCGGGTCTTCATCCGGTTCCAGGTCACCCAGACACAGAGCCTGAGAAAGTGTCCACTCCAGGTACAAGTCCTCGCAGCAACCAGGCATGACACAAGTCAGTGCTTTGTACTTGTCGACTGCCTTGGGATCTGGCAACATTTTTCACCTCTTCTCGGTCAAGGCGGACCTCTCCCGGGTGTGGTCGGCGATGGGTTTCTTGTGGACTCGTCACGTCAGCCCAACGGACATCCGGATCGCCCGTTGCCAAGCGCCACGTTCCTGTGGCTTGAGCGCCCCCACCAGCACATCGAGGTAGCTGTCGATCTTGTCGTCGGGGATCACAGTTGCTCCGTCTCTTGTCCCGATGTCGACACTCGCTGCTGCCCCCGTTCCTGGGTGGTTGGCTCCAGGCGTGCGGTAGCGGTGCGCAGAATGCCGAACGGCCCGGTGTCGCGACGATGGTCGTCCACCCAGGATTCGGCCCACTGCAACACGCGCAGACGCATTGCGTCGTCCAGCGGTACGAGCGCCGCCTTGATCTCGCTCATCGCCTTAATCTCATCTGCCACGGTTACTCCCACTGTGGGTTGTACGAAAGCGATCGCTCGGGCATGCGCAGGTATCCACGTAGCTCGTTCGCCGCGCGGTCCACGGTGTTGACGGCGAGTCGCCGATACTCGATCGGCATATCCCGTAGTCCGCTGTCGAGCTTGGCCGAGCACCATTCCAGTACCGCATTGATCGCCTCAGGATGATCGCAGGCGTCGAGCACTTCCAACGTTTCAGCCAGTGTCGCCACGGCTCCCCCTTTCGTACTCGACTTCAAGTTCACGCCAGGTTCGCACCGCCCGCCATGCCACCTCCAATGATCGATAAGAGTCGTCATGTAAGGTCTGGCAGCGCCTCGACGACGACAGTGAACGCGGTCAACGGCCGATCTGGTTTGCCGTCCGGACGGGTCCATCCTGACTCCGATGCCCACAGTCGGCGCGCCGCTGCTATTGAATGAAAGCGCATGGCCTCCGCCGGGTCAGGACTGCACACGACATGCGCGGTCATGGGCCGGCCGTCCGGGTCGACACCCGGCCGGGTCGGGTCGTACTCGACCAGCCATTGCCCGTCGTACGCACACGGCGCGCCGCCGGCCAGAGCTTCTATCTGAATCCCAACGTCCACCATGTTCTCGCCTTCCGTTGGTCAGTCATTGTCGTAAGTGCAGCTCTCAGCCGCCAGGAACGTCTAGCGGTCCGGCTCCTGCCTCAGAAAGTCCGCCCAGGTGGGGTAGACCTCGATATCCGGGTGGCAATGGAAAATGTTTTCCCGTGGCCCGACGATCACCAGCGGTTTACAGGCGGCGAGCGCGTAACCGAACTCGACGTGCCGGCCACCCTTGCCGCCACCGCCCGCGCCGGTGAACGACACCACCACGTCCGCCTCGTCCAGGTCAACGAGGTCATGCGCGCCGTACACCCAGCACCCGGCCGGGTCGGCGGCCAACACCTCAGGCGTGAACGACGACTCCAGCTTCCCCGCGTGCTGGTCGATCCATCGACTCGTCACCGTGGCGCCGGGAATCGCCGCCACCAGTTCGTCTCGGTACCGGCGCATCTCGGCGTGCCGGCTGTAGCGGGCGGCCAGGTAGTAGCGGGTCACGTCATCTCCTTCGATCGCAACGTAGCCATATCGCCGTGCCGGTTGGCCGTGCAGCAACAGGAGCGGTGTGACAGTCGCATGACCACGGCGTACGTCAACGATGCCACTGAAACCGTAACTGCGAATATGAGCCCCAAGAGCGCGCCGCCCAACGCGCTGACGGTCCATTCAGACAACAGCAATCTCCACCCATCGATGATCGATAACCGTGAATTATGTAAGCCTGCGAGCCAGGCCCGGCCAAGTGGCAATGAAGTCGCGCCTACCGTTGTGCGCCCGCGAGTAGATGAACGGCGGATACTCGATATCGTGGCGGCGGTTCCAGATTTTCTTGCCCTCATGTACTACCTTGTTGCCGACGACCACGTAGGTCTCGCAGTAGCGCAGGATGTCTTCCTCGTCCACGCCGATCTCATTGCCACCGGCTGCGTGCCGCGCCTTGTCGTACTTGTGGGTGACCCAGCAGCCGATGACCACCTGCGGCTTGTACCTACGCACGGCACGACTGGCATGGCAGTCGATGACGTTCGGTCCGTACGGCACGGGCGGCTGACCGGTTACCCCGTAGATGAACCGGTACTTCTCCCACTCCTGCATTCGGTTGTCGGTGGCCGGGATGTCCAGCGCCTCGGCAAGCACGCCATGACCCGCACCGATCTCGATAGCGCTACGGCCGTCGATGATGCCACGCAGGTACTCGACCAGTTCCACCGTAGGGAAGCTGTACAACCCGCGCTGGTGGCCGAACAAAGCACGCTCCTCTAGCGTGGTAGTGGCCCAGTACGCTGCCGGCAGGACCCGTAGCCGTCCGCTGGTGTCGAGAACATCGGCGCTGATGTCGCGGATCTTTTGCGGCTCGAGGACAAACGTGTCCACCAACTGACCTCCAATGTTCGATAATGGTTCTTATGTAAGCCCGTCGACAATCATGAATCCGTCATGTCGACAGCCGGCCCGCATCACCGCGTCCGGGTCGATGTCCGGCTCGTCTACCATGATCGATGGCAGTCCACGATCCCAGTCGATTATGTAGTAGTCGGCGTTCGGGTCAGGGAGCCGGGTGACGACCGTGCCGTTGACGTCGAATTCGGCATGACGTACCCGCGTGCCCGGCGGGTGACTGCCGGCTGGCGCGATGTGTGCCAGGTGCGTCTCGACGCCGGCCGCTACCTGCACGCCCTTGAACAAACCGAACTGGCTGCCGATGAACGATGGCGCGTAGCCCTGCGCGATGAACGCCCGTGCCGCTTCGGGCGCGCAGTTCTCATGCTCGACCAGCCAACCGACGACGAGGTCGTCGGTGGCGTACACCGGCGAGATCGGTGACCCCTCGGACACCGTCTCCCAGACCTGATATCCCTCGCCGGCTGGTGGCTCCTCCGACTGGCAGTCGTCGCAACCCTCGCAGTCGTCGTCACCACACTCGCGCAGGTACCCTGGCCACGCGCCGGGTCCGGTGAACGCGAAGTCCAGCGGTACGCGCATGAGCTGTCGGCTCACGTCGTTACTCCCTCCCAATGTTCGATATCGGTGTTATGTCGGGTCGACGATGATCGTGAAACCGTCCTCCCGGCAGCCGGCCCGGATGACTGCGTCCGGCGATCCCGCCGAGTCAACCGTAAGGCTGGCATTGTGTCGGCTCGCGGCGTCGACCTGCGCAGCCAACTCGGTCACCTGTTGCCGCACATACGCGAAGTCGCGGTAGACCGAGCGCCACTCACTACGCTCAGTGCGGTTACTCTGCAACTCCGGCGGCATATGCGCCTCCATGGTGGGCCTGAGATCGAATGCGTGGGCACAGTCGAACCCGAGCCACCACACCTCAGCCGGCCGGCCCGGCTCCGGAACGTGGCAGACGCCGGGGCCGTCTTCGGCGCCCTCCTGGCAGGAGTCGGAGAAGGTCAGCCCACCGTGCACGTCCGCGTCTACGTCGTCGTAGCCGCGACCGTGCCACGGGTGACCGGGCGGCACACCGACGTAGCCGCACAGCGCGCCGGAATGTCGCGCCCGCACGATCAGGCAGTCCAGCCCGGTCGCGTCATCGATCCACTGCGCCTTGTCCGGCTCGTCGCTCCATGGGCCGACGCCCGGCGGGCGATGGTCGGGGAAGGTGTAGGTACGCACTGCGCCCCTCATTGATGTTCGTTAGCGGTGATCATGTCAACTAACTGTCGAACCACAGAACGACCCGAACGTCGGCCGGATCACCAAGTCGGCTGATGGCATCGAGATCGTCGAAAAACGATGCTCCAAGAAAGTCACGCACCGTTCTGTTCTTTCCTTCACCTTCATCGGCCAGCGCGGCACCGTTGCCGTCCTTGGTGACCCGTCGATCCCAGAAAACCTGGTCGTAGTCGTACGCTCTCAGTTCGGCGACCGTCAGGTATGAGGGGGTGTGGCCGTCCGGCGCGTGGTCCTGCCACCACGTTCGGGTTTCGACAGTGATGTCAGCGGGCAGGCCGCGCGGCTTTGCGATCACCGGTGAGTGCGAGTAGTTTCGTACGTCGGCAAGAAAGCCGAACACCCCGTAGTGACGCACGTCGAACGGACTCCGGTCGTGCTCATAGCACCAGCGACCGCCGCGGCGGACCTCAACGAAGGTATGGATGTCACAGCCCATCACCGTCACCTCCTTCCGTCAGTGTTCGACAAGGCTTTTCATATGAAGTCACGGTTTTCAAGTCAGTCGACGGTTGGCGGCGACCGTTGAACCGCACTCTCCGGGATGACCTGGCGAAATAAGCATCGCGCGGGCGGATGGTAGCCGCAGACCAGCATGATTGGTCGTGAGTCCGGCCCGATCGGACCACTCCATAGAACACGGACCCGGTGACCACAGTCGCAACGGGGGCGCAGTTCACCCGACATGCCGCCGACTCCCATCGATGTTCGATAACGGTGACCATGTCAGCCGACACGTGTTCCCGGTTCGGGGCAGCAGTCCGCCAACTCTGCATCGATGTGAGCCTTAGCCTTTCTTCCGGCCCCAAGGACAGGTGTCTGCGGTGACGATCACCGAGGCAACGGTGTCCACCTTGCGGTCCCCGGATGCGGTTGTCGTGTGCTGGCAGGGTTGAACGCATCGTGCACGCGTAGTCACGCATCTTCGCCTCCCCGGTGGCCGCGAGCCGGTCTGGCGGCCCGCGCGCGGGACGGTCTGGCGGTGGTAGCCGCCTGACGACGACGTTCGTCACGGAACGCGGCAAGCATCACCGCCACGTAGTCAAGCGCTTCGTCCGGCAGCGGTGGGAGCTTCGCGATCGCAGACTTAATCGCCGCGATGTCTGCCTGTGATAGGCCGATCACGCGGCACCGTCCGCGGTGCCGTTCTCCAGCGAGACCAGGCAAGTCACCACAACGTCTCGCGCGACCCGTTCAATCTTCACGGTGACGACGTACTTCTGATCAGTCACAACACTCCAGTCAGTTCACTCAATCGACAGGCTCGCCGGTCTTGAGGCGTGCTACCACCTCGGCGTGGCCGACCAGCGCCTCGGCCTTGGTGGCATACCCTCGGACTCGTTGCCAACAGCCCGGTGCGCCGACAGCGGTATCGAACACACTGCTATCGATGTCCATGTGACCGACCCACACGGTGATCACGCTGGTACGAAAACCATCGGGCTTGATCACTTCCTGTTCAGCCAGTACGCGGCGGGGGAAGTCCTCGAACAGTTCGGCCCACCGGCGCAGCGTCATCGGGTTACCGTCCATGTCCACCAGGTGGCGTCTTACCGCGTCCATGCTCGTGTAACCGGTCTGCGACCAGATAGCCTCGGCGAGCCCGAAGTCTTCCCGGACCCTGGTGTCGGTAAGCTCCAACACCTGCAACGCCATGGCGAGGCGCTCGATCTCAGTCATGTGGAACCTCCTTGCGGCCAGGTTTCCAGCATCTCGACCTCGCAAACGTGGACGCCGTCGTGGCCTTTCGGCCTTTCGCACACCGGCACGTCGCCGGTAGACCAGTTACCCGGCTTGATCTGGCCGCATTGCTTGGACACCTCAAAGACCAGCGGCGGGACGAACGTAATCCGGGCAGTGCCACAGGTCGGACACTCGTCGATCTCACTCTGTTGCTTCGTCATCACGCACCTCCACGTTCGACCGCCGGGTCAGATCGTCCTTGGTCAAGCCGGTAAGCGACTCTATGACGGCGAAGATTTCCTCGTTCTGTCGATCGACCTTGCGGTTGTGAAAGAGCATCCGCTGTCGGGCGTACCGTTTCAGCCCGCCGGTCAGAGCGTGCCGACCGAGCGGCACGAGTTTCAGATGCCGGATATACCGCTCCCACTTGCGCCAGCGGCAACGCTTGTCAGCCATGTTGTTCATGCCACCTCCGGTGTCATTACATCGACCTCCGGTACCTCAGTCGCTGCCACCATGTAGCAGGGCGCCACTTTAGCCCGTCAGGGTGATAGCCACCAGCCGGGCAACGTCCGCTGTGAGGACCCCAATTGCAGCTAGAACCGACCCGCCACAGACCGCCGCAAAAGCAGCGCCACAGATCGCCGTACTGACCGTCGACCTCGTCGCAACTGAACCCGAACGGACGCGCCGGCTCGCAGCCCTGCCAGCCGCCGATCGGTGGTGCCGGTGGGGGCACTTCGTAGACCACCTCGCGCATCGGTGGAGCGCAGACGTGCTCGCGCTTCGGTGCTGTTCGCCGCACCCAGGCGCCCGCGACCTCGGGCGTCTGTAGCCAGCTCGTGTCAGCCGGGGGTTTCGGCTCGTTGTCGGTCATGGAGTCTTTCCCGCATTGGCAACCCCGGCAAGTGTCCGCTGCGCCTGTTCGAACAGGTCGTCTTCATTGCAGTCGAAGCGCCATACCTCGCTGCCATCGCCCGACAAGTGCCAGCCGACCGTTTCGCCGTCGCGCATCGTCAGTGCCAGGGCATAGCCGCGGGGGTGAAAAACGACCCGGTTGATCAGCCACAGCAGGCCCGAGCTGCGTAGCTCGTCGAAGGACCGCATTTCGTCGTCGCCAGTCATTCATCACGCCCTAACATCCGTGTGGAGCGGTGACAAACACAGATACACGGTGCCTGACAGTGTTTGCACCGCGCTGGACTGCGAGGTACACCCGGCGCCAACTCCGTCGCCGAGCACGCGTCACAGTGGCCGTGCCGACAGTGCGTCGACCAGTACCGGTGGGTACCGCCGATGAAGACAACGTCCGCCTTCGCATCCAGCGGGAAAACCCATCGTCGCTCAGTCGCCTCGATCTCACCCATCAGGTTCCTCCGTTGTTTCTGCGATCACCCCTAGTCGTACGGTCACGGCGGTCCACCACCGTCACGCAAGATGGTGCGGAAGCCGCGGAAATGTCCATTGAGTACCTGGCCGGCCTTGGCGATCAGTGCGGCCTCGCTGAATGGTTTGTCGAGCAGTGCGACACCGGGTTCCAATCGGCCCTGAGACGCCAGGATCGGCCGGGCGTACCCGGACATGAACAAGACCTCGATGTTCGGGTGTGCTTCGCAGATGCGGCGGGCGACCTCTTTGCCGAGCATTCCGGGCATTACCACGTCGGTGACCAGCAGGTGGATCTCGCCCGGGTGCCGGCCGGCGACGGCGATGGCTTCCGGTCCGTTGGCGGCGGTGAGTACCTGGTAGCCGTTGCGGTGAAGGATGCGCCTGGTCACCTCGCGTAGCGCATCGTCATCCTCGACCACCAGCACCGTTTCCCCCTGGGGCGCCCGCCGGTAGGTCGGAGGCTCTTCGACGGTGACCGCGGCCTGATCGGTGACCGGAATGAGAATGGTGAACGTGGTGCCGGCACCAGGTTCGGACTGGACGGCGATGGTGGCGTCGGAGGTGGACACGATACGGTGCACGGTGGCCAGGCCCAAGCCGGTACCCGCGCCGACCATCTTGGTGGTGTAGAACGGCTCGAAGGCGTGGGCCAGCACCTCGGGGGCCATGCCGGTGCCGGTGTCGGCGACCCGTAGCTGCACGTACCGGCCGGGTGTGGCCGGACTGCCACCGGCGACCGACTCGGCGTCCACCTGGACATTGGCGGTATCCACCCGGATGGTGCCACCGTCGGGCATCGCGTCCCGGGCGTTGATGGCCAGGTTCACCAGCACCTGCTCGACCTGGCCGGGGTCGGCGAGGATGGGCCACAGTCCAGCCGACAGCACGGTGGACAGTTCCACGTTCTCGCCCAGCGTGCGGGTCAACAGTTTCTGCACCCGGACCACCGTCTCATTGAGGTCGAGCACCTGCGGCTGGATCACTTCCTGGCGGGCGAACGTCAGGAGCCGCCTGGTCAACTCGCTGGCCCGTTCGGCAGCGTGGGTGATCTGATCCAGGTCGGCCACGATATCGTGCGCGGCCAGCTCGGCGGCCCGACTCGTGGCCAGCCCGGTATAGCTGACGATCACCGCAAGATTGTTGTTGAAGTCGTGCGCGATTCCACCGGCCAGTTGGCCGAGCGCCTCCATGCGCTGCGTCTGTTCCGTGTCCGCGGGATCCGCACCGGCCGTCGTCATGCCGCACCGTCGGGTACCACGATCGGGGCGCCTTCGATTTCCCGGCCGAGTGGTTGAACGAACGCCGGAATGCCGGCCGCGGCGGCCATCTGGAGGCAGATCCAGGTACCTTTCGATGTCGGGCCGGGCAGGCCCACCACGAAGTCAGCGCCCAGGTTCACCATGTAGGCGTTACGTCGCGGCCCAGCCGCCGGCCACTGGCCGAAGTCCTGGCTGGGATGGCTGGCCGCCGGATGCGGCTCGACGCCCCAGTGCCAAGTGTCGGCGATGGCCGCGGAAATCCGGTCAGCGCCGGGGCAGTCGCCATGTACCAGGGTCGGCAACTCGGTCCATTCCTGTCCGGTGTTGCCTATGCTGCACAACAGCTCCTGGGCGTACCCCAGGGCGTCGCGGATCAGCACGTGATGGTCGGCCTCGGTGGCTAGCCGCCAGCCGGTGACGAGAATCCTCATGCCCCTACCGCCTCAGGTGGTGTGCAGAGCGGACAGGTCCGCGCGTACGGGTGGGGCCGACCATCGGCGGGGACCGGTACCACGGTGTGTCCGCGGCTGGCGAGTACCCGGGCCGCGGCCTCGATCCGGGCGGTCGCCAGACCCGGCCACAGTTCGTTACCGGGCACCGGCTGAATGTGCGCCACGCTCATCGACTGTTCCCTTTCCGTTTCGTGGTGCCGTTGGCCTGTTTGCTGCGTGCGTCGCGGCGGTCAACAAATTTATGGGCTCGATTGAACGCCGCTCGGGCCGCGTTGCCGTTGGGGCGGAAACCGGTGTCGACACCGCACGCGCAGACGACCCGCACCGCGCCGTCGTCACGGTGTGACCGCCGCCGCCGGTGCGTCACCCACGCAGTCATCTCCAGTGGCGCCGCAATGCCGGGGCGGCACGCCTGACAGTCGATCGTGCCCGGTGGCAGTTGCGCGGGTACCGGGCGTAGCCCCCGCGCCTTGCTCAGCGCACGCGCGCAGGTGGCTTGGTGGACCGTCCAGCCACCGCGGTTTCTCGGCCCGATCAGCGTGTCCACGGGTCCGGTGGCCTGCGCCTGTGTCAGTTCTATCGACGCGGCGGCCTGGCGGTGCCTGTGCCAGAGTCGCCCGCTCGCGGATTTACGACTGCCGGCCGTCACGGTGATGCCGCAGTCGCGACAAAACCCGGTCACCGTGGTGTCGGCGTGCTCGATGTAGACGAAGCGGTGCGGGTCGGAGTCGGGTCGGCAGAGCGTACACGGCACGGTGTCCGGATACGCCCTGGTCGGCGCCGGTTGTGCACGCGCTTTCGTCACGTAGTGACAGTCGTGTCTGTGCAGCGTCCAGCCGGCCCGGGTCGGTAGTCGGGAGTTGGTACGGATTCGTTGCCATTCCCGGGCGACCACCACGAACCCGTCAGCGTAGGCGCTCACGTCAGCGGGGGTGGCAGGAACGGCACCGCCGGAAACGCCTCCGTGGACCGGTGCCAAGTCAGTTCTTTCATCACCCGATCTCCCTTGGCGCCGGCCACATGGTTCCACGCCTTGATGATGAGTGCGGTCTGTTCCCAGACGTCGTAGCCATCACGGCCGGTGCCCGCGTTGAGCAACTTGCGCCGCAGGTGCCATACCGGGTCGGCCCGCGACACCCCTTCGCCGTACTCGAAGTCGCGTACGAACTGCGCGCCACGTGGATCGTTTTTCGGTAACCGGTCCGCGATCAGGTACACCGCGGCGGCGACGGATGCGGCGTTGGCGTACTTGATTTGGCGGCGCTTGATGCCGTACCCCAGGGCCACCGCGTCCCGCAGCGCGTCACCGTAGATGTTGACGATACTGGCGTCCACGGTGTCAATGGACAGCTTGTCGGTTCGTGACCGGATGTGCGCGTTCGGTCCGTGCCGATCGATCCAGATCAGCAGCCTGGCCGCGGAGGTCAGGATGCCCGGTGATACTTCCTTACGCATCCAGGCGGCGTCCCGTGCCGTGCGCCCAGCGCCCGTGTCGACCTTGCGGAAAGTCTCCGGGGGCATACCGACCGACCACATCATCTCTACCGTCTGGCCGGTTTCGACAATCGCGCGGAGCCGGTGCTGACCATCCAGCAAGACTCCGTTGGTGTCGAACGCCCCCCCCTGGTGGGTGCAGCCCCACTCGCCGTCTCGGATCACCTGCGCCAGTCGAAGCCATCGGGACTCCTGCAGTGGCCGGTTGTGGGTGTTGGCGGTGTCCAGGATCTTCTGTGCCACCTCGGGTGTCATCAGCAGGCACCGGGGCGGGTCCCTGAATTCGTGTGGCGTGAGCAGCCATCCGAGGTCGGCTGGTTGTGGTGTGTACGGTCCGGCCGCGGCGATCCGGGCCTGGGTCTGCTTGGCCAGCCGGGTCGTCTTCGTCGCCGCCGCGTCCCGGGCTGCTGCCGTCCGGGCCTCGGCGGCGGTCTTGTTGCGGGCCAGCAGGTCGGCCTCGGCCTGCTGGAATCCCGCCCTGTTGAGTTCAAACCAAACGATCTTTTCCCAGTTCGGGTCCGACGGGGAAGAATGCAGATAGATCGGTTTTTGTCCACGCGGCGGCACGATCTTATAGAGGTAGTTGCCTCCTTTCTCGGTCACCACCTCCCAGCCGATCTGTCGGCATTTCGCCGCGATGCCATTACTGATTGACCGACTGGTCGCCATGCGCCGGATGCCCTTTCCGCTAGTCCATCGTTCGTGCAAACCGAGACTGAATACTGACACAACGTGCATCTACTGCGGCGTGAGTCGTCACATTTAGCCGGAAGGTCTGCGTGCTATTCACCCGATCGTGGCATCCGAAGGTGGACCGCTCGACAGGCACGACAAAAAGCCGCCCCGCCGACCTGCACCCGGTGAACGCGGGTTGAGCAGGTTGGCGGGGCGGCGGGTGCGGTAACGAACCCGGCACCCCTGTGTTGACCCGAACGGCGTGCCAGTTTTCCCCCTGGTCTTTACAACGGCGGTGCGGGTGTTCTGGTTGCGGCCATCAGGCGGGTGACGCTCCTGGGCGACCAGACCCGACCTCGGCCGACCAGGACGGTCACCGGCGGTGCCAGTACGGCCAGCACGCCCAGCACCGCGGCTTGCTGGCCGTTGGTCAGCGGCACGCCGAACGCGACGAGCAGCGCCAGCAGCGCCACGGCGGCCGCGGCTATGACCCCTACCGTGAGCAACGGTTCAGCCGGCGCGGTGTCCGGGTCGGGTGCGGCGAGATTCATGGTCGACATTTTCACTGCCCTTACTTGAGTGCCAGGTACAAACTGACGATCGTGCCGAGAGCGGCGATGGCGCCGAGGAGGTAGATCCAGCCGGCGTTCAGTCCGAACGAGCGGCCTTCCCCGTTCACGATCCGGGCGGTCAGGTCAGCGGTCTGGGCGGTCATCTCGCGGAAACGCTTGTCGAGATCCTGGCCACTGTCTTTGCCTGCCTCCCGGTCGGCGCGGGTGGTCAGATCCCGAACCCGTTCGTGTATCGAATCCCGCAACTGATCATGTTCGAGCCGGGTGACGAACGCCTTAGTCTGGTCGCCGAGCTGCTGGCGAAACTCATTGACGGATTCGAACCTTTTCTCGTTGGCCACTTCGGCCTTGGACACTGCTTTGTCAGCGGCGTCCATCGCGGCTTCCATCGCGGCGCGTTGACCTTCGATGCGCTGCACATAGTCTGCGGACAGCCCCGTCATTCGCGCACCGCACTCGGTGCGGGGCATTGCGGTGGCGATCTGCTCCACCGTCTGGTGTTGTGACATGGCCATCTGCTCGAATCGCTTCTCGGTCGCGATTTCCGCTTTGCCGACAGCGTCTTTGGCCGCGAGTAACGCGGCCAGCACCGCCCGCTCGGCGGACGCGAGCGCGGTCGAGGTGGCGGTCTGTTGGGCGGCGAACGCGGCGTCAACCGCTTTGGTCTGTGCCTCGTAGCGCTGTTCGTAGCGCAGGTCCATCTCGGACAGTGACGATTTCGCACGGCTGTTCATTTCGTCGAGCAACGTGGTCTGGATCGCCTCACGCGCGTTGGCCAGAGCCGCTGACGTAGATGTCTGCTGGGCGGTCAACGCCGCGCGCAGTGCCTCGTTCTGCGCCTCGAACCGTTCCTGATAGCGGCGATCGGCTTCCCGGAACACTTCGAGCTGCGCGGCCATCGCAAGCTTCAGGGCGGTCGACTGCGCGTCGAACCGCTGCTGGTAGCGAAGGTCTCGTTCCGCCAGTTGCGCCTCGACGGCGATGGCGCCTTCCCGGTACCGGCGGTCGGCGTCCGCCATCCGGCGGTGAGTGTCGGTAAACCGGTCGGTGATGCTGTCCTTGAGATCTTGGTGCAGACTGTCAAACCGGCGGTCCAACGTGGACACCAGAGTGGTGATGTGTTCGATCAGCGTCACCTGGTTACTGTCTAACTGAGGCGTCGGATCGTGATGCGGGGGCGGTGGCTGCGGCGAGGTCATGATTTTCCCCTTGCGCCGACGCGGGATCGTTCAGGACGACGGGGCCGCCACCCATGCGGTGCCGTCCCAGATCTTCACGCTGACGCCGTGTCCGGCGGTCATCAACGCCGCCGGGTACGTTTTCGCGGTCCATTCGACCCGCGTGAGGTCGGCTCCGAGTCGCGTCGCGATGTCGAGCGGCGGGCGATAGGCATTGAATGTGGCCACGTCACACCGCCTGGTCGACCCAGAAGCCCGAGCCGGTAGTAGTCATGCATGTGTATGTTTTCGTTGCTCCGACCTGATCGGTGGTGGCGAGAATGTCGCCGTTGACCGAGGCTCCGATCGCACACCACAGCACGTCTTTGAACAGTCCCCGAATTGCCGGGTTGGCCGCCTGGTTGGCGCGGGCACTGAGCACCACGGCGCGAGCAGGCACATACTTGGCTTGATAAATGTCCGGAACCGGAACGGTTGGACCCCACGCCTGGGTGCTGTTGGTGGAGACCCCGAAGCAGGTCGTCCCGACCGAGGTCGTGGTATTGGGCTCACGGGTGGCCGCGCCCGCATTGGCCGCGATGTTCAAGGACACCACCACCAGCGGAAACGGACTGATCGCGACCGGCAAGAGATCGTCGTAGAGCCCGGCGTAGATCGCGGAGTCCGCCGCGCCCACCCGCGAGGCGACCACCAGTCGGTTCGGGTGCGCCGACACCCAATACTGGAAGCCGGCCGACGCGACGGTAACGGCCGACGATCTGCTGAGGCTTGCGCTGATCGGTAGCTGACCTGCGGAATCGTTGACAGCAAACGCGGCGGTAGGTGTCAGCGTGGCTGGCACCGGCGCGTAGTTCGTAAACTTTTTCGTCGCCGTGTTCCACGCCTCGGCCACGCTAAAACTGATGACGGTGGCGCTGTCAGACGTACGTGAAACACTCAGGTACCAGTCAGAGCCGAAACCGTTGGATGCTGCCGGCGACTTGTAAACGACCGCGGTCGGCGACGCCGCCGCTGTCGTCGTCGAGAATGCCCACGTACTGGTCGACGTGCCCGCAATCCATGGCGTTGCCCCGGTGGCGGTGACGTTCCACACCTGCCCGGCCAAGGTGGTGCCGGATGTGATCAGCAGCGTAAGACCGACGGACAGGGCGCCGTCGGCGGTGGCGTCGGCGGTCCGGGTCCAGGCCCCGGAGGCCACGCTGTAGATGCCGTTTTGGCTGGCTGTCGTCTGGTTTTTGACTAGAACGCGGTTGCCCGCGACGAGCGCCACCCCGTCCACGGTCTGCGGCCCCGACAGGCTGACAATGTTGGCGGTCGATGCGGCGAGGACGATCGCCGGGTACTGCTCGACGTTGGTGTAGCCGGCGGCTACCAGCAGCGTGTTCAGCGCGGTCATGAACGTGGACGCCGGGTTGGCGTTAGCGCCTTGCGTGGCGGCGGTGTAGGTCATCGCTCACCCTCCCGTCGTATCAATCCAGATGATGTTGACCGCTGGTATGGGGGGCGGGGTGGTGCCGGTGACGACTCGCACAGTGCCGGCTGGCCCAGCGGCGCCCGTCGATCCGGTAGCCCCGGCCGCTCCGGTAGCACCAGTAGCACCGGTAGCGCCGGCCGCTCCAGTGGCGCCGGTGGCGCCGGCAGGTCCGGTGGCCCCGGTGGCGCCCGCGCCGCCACCGAGTCCGAGTAGCGGTATCGGTTTCAGTGTCGCCTCTATCGGCAACAGGTGAAAGTCGACCGAACACGCGAACTGGGTAGGCGTAAAATCCATTCGCACGGACTTGACCGGGTACGAACCGAGCCCGCGCACCGGCAGGCGGTCCGGGATCGACCAGCCACTTTCCAGTATCGCGACATCGTTTGCGACGAGCGTCGCGTTCGCCTCGGTGGCCGTGCGTCCACCGAGAACCGCGAGTTGCTGTTCGGTCGCCTTGGCACCGACCGTCGACGAAACGTAGATGTCGTCCGCGTCGGCGTCCAGCATGTCGTTTGACGCCGCCGGGTCTACCATCGCGATCGTTGTCGCGTTGACGAAACGGATCGCCCGGCCGCACTGTGACGAGAATTCCCGGGCCAACGCCAGGACGGTCGCTGATCCGGGTGTCGACTTCGGTGTACCGGCCCCGGGCGACCGCGGTCCGCTCGGCCCGCCGGGCGGGTTGTCGGCAGGTGGCTCTATTGCGGGTGGCTCGTCGACGGGCGGCAGGGTGCCGGTGCCGGGGTTGAAGAGGTCGCCGTCGTTGGTGACGGTGAGGGCGGCCGGGTCGCTGTGTCTGCTTTCGGTCGCGTTGCTGGCGACCAGCCTGTACAGCATCCCGTCGAGCGTCGATGTCGCGGTGATGTCGACGCTGGTGGATGTGGCTGCCGGGATGTCCGTCCACACGTGGGAGCCGACGAACGAGTCCGGGCGATTGCTCTGCCACTGCAACGTTATTGGGGGTGTGCCCGACGCCGCCGCCGTGAATGTCACCGTGGCGCCACGGGCTGCCGTTTGGTTCGTCGGTTGGGTGACGATCGCCAGGTCGGTCGCTGCCGCGGACGCCGGTCCGGTGACGCCAAGTCGAATGATCTGGGGCGAGGTGTAATTGTGACTGACCTCTGGATCGAATGGATCATCGCCGATGAGGTCGCCGGGAACGAAAACCTGGATGTAGTAGGTTTCGCCAGCGGTGACGGCCAGATAGTGAATGCCGGACCAGAACGATTGCCAGCCACCGTTGGCCAAAAAGGGACCGATGGAGTTGCCGTCGATCCGGTTCGGGATGGCCGTCGGGTCCGCGTTTTCGCGGTAGAACGTGAAGCCGATCGCGCCGCCGTCGGCCGCGTAGGGGCTCGCGGTGGTGGAGACGTTGAGATAGCCCGAGCTAGCGGCCGTGTACCGCCACCACGCGGTCCGGTTGAGGTTGGCGCCCCCCACCGTCTCTTCCTGGCCGGGCACGGCGGGCGTCCAGTCGTGTATGGAGCCTGGAAGCAGTTCGATCGAATTGTCCATGAGGTCGAGATCGGGTGAGACGTAGGTGTCGCCGTCTGTCCCGATATCGACCGTCATGGCGTTGGCGAACAGATCGTTAACAGTCGCGGTCATGTCGGCCACCCCAATACGGTCAGCCAGCGTCGAATGCGCGTGATCGGCAGCTCATTCGGTAGCGCGGTCGTCCAGCTCACCATCGTGTCGGCCGCGCTGGCGTACGTGCCGACGGCCGACGCCGTCAGGTCGGTGCGGACCGTTTCGCCGTATCGGCACGCCTCGGGGTCGACGGTCGTCGTGGCCGACACGGCGTCCACGGTGAACGTGCCGATGGTGTTCCCGTCGTAGCTGACGCGGATCACGTCGAGCGCGGCGAGCAGCGTCGCGGTTCCCCATACGCTGTACGACACGGTGACGCCCTCACTGCCGATGATGAGGACCCCGTTCGCGTCCGGGTCGTACGCCGCCGCGTAAGAGACCGAGGCGGCCTCGATGGATACCCAGGACGCGCCGACCCGTTTCTCTACGGCGAAAAGCGTGAAGTCGTACGCGATCATAGTGCCGGCACCAGCCGGATTCGCCCGGTGCGCCGTTCGTGAGCTTCGATCGCCCCCACGACGGTCCGCCCGACGGCGGCAAGGTCAGCGGTCGGCGCCACGTTGACCGTGATGTGGAACGTGTTGTTGCCGGCCGACGCGCCCGCGCCGGCACCGGTGATACCGACGGCGATGGTGGCGGGTGTCGCCGCGATGCCGGTGATGGTGCTCGCCACCCCGCCGATTGTCTTTTTCAGCGCGGGGATCTGGTCGGCGATACCGCCGGCCAGGCCCTGCATGATGTTACGGCCCAGCCCGTGCATGACCTTGGACGGTGAGGAGATGCCCAGAACTTCCTTCAGCCAGCCGGGGAGCAAGTCACCAAGACCGCGGATCTTGTCTCTGACCCATTGCAGCCCGGCCGCGATACCGTCGAGCAGGCCCTGCATGATGTCCCGGCCGATCTGCACCAGTCGGCCGGGCAGGCCGACGAAGAAGCCGACCACGCCGGACACGAAGTTTCCAATAGTGATGTGGATGTTGCGGACGCCGTTGACGAAGAAGTCCGCGAACGGGCCGGCGAACCAGGCGCCCACCGACTTGATGAATGTCCAGGTCGCGTTGAGGGCGACCTTGACGGCGCTCCAGGTCGCCTCCCAGATGACCTGGAAAAACCGGGTCTTCGTGGCTACCAGCACGATGATCGCGACTAGTGCCACTACGACCAGGATCACTGCCCCGATGGGGTTGGCGCCCATCGCCACGTTCAGCAGCCACTGGGCCGCGGTCATCGCGCCGGTGGCGACCGTGCCGGCCACGAGGGCGATCTTCTGCCCGATCATGGCCAGGGTGGTCGACTCGGTGACGGCCAGCCAGGCGGCCTGTGTGCCAGCCGCGAGGCTGGTGACGGTGTTCATTGCCGCGGTGGCAACGGTGCCGGCAACCGTGGCGATCTTCTGTCCGATCATCGCGAAGGTGGAGGCGCTGGTGGCGACGGTCCAGGCCGCGACGATTCCCCGGCTGGTCGCCATCACTGCGTTGTTCGCGGCAGTAGCGATGGTGCTTCCGAGAGTGGCCAACTTCTGCGACACCAGAGCGAAATTCTGCGCGACGAGCGCCCGCAACTTCGCCGTGGACAATGCCAGCCATACCTTCTCGACCGCGTTGTACGCCGCTACCGCACCCTTGACAACGTTAAAGGCCACTGCCAGGCCGACGATCGCAACGCCGATGGCCTTGACGGTGCCGACGTTGCCGGCCGCCCAGGTGGAGAACGCCGTGATCAGCGGAACCACCGCGGTGACGGCCGCGGTCAGCGCCCCGGCGAACATGACCGCCAACTGCGACACCACCGGAATCAGCGGCGTGACAGCCGGCAAGATCTGGACCAGTGCTATTGCGAGCTGGGCCACCGACGGCATCAGCGCTACCAGGGCGGCGCCCAGGATCGGCAAGATCGGGGTCAGCGCGTCACGGAGTGCGGTGACGATCGGGAACACCACCGGCAGTAGCGACACCAGTACGCCGACCAGGTCCAGTAGCGGGCCGAGTAGTGGCGACAGTCCGGTGAGGACGTTGACGAACGCGTCCGCGATCTGGGTCACCAGCGGCAGTAGCCGAGGCATCAGCGCGACCAGTTGGCCGGACACGATGTCGGCGAACTTCGCGAACGCGGGTACCAGTACCGCGATGATTGGGGCCAGTGCCGGGATCAGCTTGCCGATATTCGCGACGAACCCGGCGATCTCCTTGCCGCCGAACGCGGTCTTGATGGTGCCGGCGATGTCAGACAGGGCCTGGAGCACCGGACCAGCCAACGGCGCCGCAGCCTTGATGATGTTGCCGATTGCGCCGCCGGTGTTGCCGAGCAGCTTCGACAGGACCGGCAGGAACGTGCCGGCCGAGGCCGCGAGTTTGTCGAAGTTGAGATTTTTCAGCCCAGCCGTCAGCGGACCAAGCTTGGCCAGGATGACGTTACCGAGCGGCGCGAACGCGGTGACCAGGTGGCCGACCGTCACCGCCACATTACCGATCACCGTGGCGAGTGTCTTGATCGCGGGTACACCCTGGCTGGTGATCAGATTGACGAACGGGCCGGTACTTTTCGCCAGTCCGTCGAAGGCGTCGCTACTGATGCTTTTGAGCGCGCCGCCGACCGCCGAGATGGCCGGGGTCAGTCTCGGGATGATCCCGGCCAGGGTCTTCGACGCGGTAGTCATGACGCCCAGCACGAGCGGGGCCTGTGACTGCGACAGCGTGTTCCATGCCTTGTTCATTGTGATCATGGTTTCGGCGGTGGCTCGCTGAGCTGGGCTGAGCGCGCCCAGCGAGGACCTCATCTGGTCCTGTGCCTTGGTCATCGCCTTGGCGTCGCCGATGGACTGCGCCCGGTCGAAGGCGTGGCTGGCCGTGTTGTACTCCCCGACCGCGGTGGTCACCGACTTGATGGTGGGCAGCGCGACCGCCGCGAACAGCCCCAGTCCGGCACCGGCGGCGAGAGTGGCCGCGCCGAACGCGACCGCGGCGCCGACCAGGGGGAGGGTTGCTGCGGTCAGCGCCAGCGCCGCTGCGGTGACCAGCGTCATTTTGTTGGCGATGCCGGTCAGCCCGAACGACAGGTCAGGTGCGCCTTTGCGGAGCCGATCGAGCGCGAGGTGGGCCAGCACGATTTGAGCGGTGCCTTGGGCGAACCCTTTGAGCGTCAGACTGACCTTGGCGTTGAGCCCGTTGACCGAACGAACGCCCCGCTCCAGCTCGGACATCTTCGCTTTGGCCCGCTGGGCCGCGCTGGTGGTTTGCTTCAGGCCCCGCACCGCGTTGAGAGCGTTGGCGAGGATCGATATACGGATGGTGGATGCCACCGGTTCAGCCCCTCGCGTGGTTGGCTGCGCGCGCGAACTCGTTGCGTTGGCGCACGGTCAGCGCGGAATAGATCGCAGGCGGAAAGCCGGTACCGATACACCACTGGGCGAGCCGGGTGTCGGCTACCCGCGCGGCGAGGATTCTTTTCCCAAGTCGCTGTCCGGGCTGTCCGGGTCGATGTCGTCGGGTTCGGGTTCGAAGTAGCCGGTCAGTGCCCGGATCGTCATCCCCTCGATGGCCCGCCAACTGGCCGGCTTGCCGTCGGAGGTGGTCCGGGACTCGTAGGCCCACACCGCGCCGATGAGAGTACCGATGGCACCGAGTTTGTCGAGGGTGGTCCGGTAGTGGGTCTCGATCCCGAGTACCTCGAAGCCGGTCAGCTCTTCGACGGCCACCGACATTGGCCACGGGCAGGTTGGCTTGATCGGCTCAAGCTCCTCGGTCACGACAGGCTCCTTTGTCGGATCAGTTTCTCGATCCCGTTTCGGACGGTGCGCAGCGCGCGGGGTCGGATTATCCGGTCGGCGCGCTGCATGAACAGCGACGGTTGGATGTTGTGTTTAGCCCAGCCGTAGTTGATCGCACCGGCGTATGGAATTCGTGCGCCACCGGCCTTGACCGTGGCGTAGTTCTTGGCGTGACTGCCCCTGATGCTCGCGGCCAGCCGGCCGGTTCCGTGTGGTGCCAGGCTGGCCGCGATCTGCGCCGCCTCCTGCGCCAGGGCGCCGAAGACTTCCTTCAGGTCGGTGATTTCGATGCCCATGGTTTGCAGGTCGCGGACCAGCTTGTTCAGGCCGTCGACTCTCACCCCGCCGGTGGTCGCCCGGGTGGTGCTCATAACCTAGGCGATCTGCTTTGCCGGCTTGGCCAGGAAGACCCAGGTGCACTCAGTCACGAAACGGGCCGATGTGGACGCGTCGGCGTCACCGCCCAGGAAGTCGCCGTCCGGTTCGGAGATGGTCACGTCGCCGGTGAACCACGGCGCGGCGGCGGATGCCGCGCCGGCACCGTACGGCTTGATGACGACCGGTACATCGGTCCCGGCCGCGGTCCACACCTTTGACCACAGGCTCGCCGTCGCGGCGTCCTGCACGAAGGTCAGCTTCAGTGCGTATTCGCGTCCACCTCCCGCCGCGGCCTGTGCGAAGGACACGAAGTCGGTTTTCGCCTCACCGGTGGTGATCTTGGCTGAGGAAACCTCGGCGGTAACTTCGTCGTCGTCGATGATCAGTTGCAGGAGTCGAGTACCGATCTGGGCCATGGGGTGGCCGCCCTTCTCTAGATTCGTACGGATTTGCTGAGGTGAAGGACGGTCGCCAGGTATTGCGCGCCGTTGTCGGTGATGGTGGTCGGCGCGGGTGGGTCGACCGCGCGCAGTGCCCAGTCCGCGGTGTGAACGAGCGCCAGTTCGAGCAGGTCCTCCAGCGCGACCAGTGCGATCTCGATAGCCGCGTGTTCCACCATGATCACGACGTCGACGAAGACGGTGTACTCACCGCCGAAGTTCGGTCCAGGTGTCACGTACTCGCCGGCCAGGGCCGGCGTGACGAACACGCACGGTGCGGCGATCTCGATCGGCCAGGCCGCGGCCGCCGGGACACCCAACACCGTCAGGTCGGCGGCAAGAGCTTCCCGCATAGTTTTCAGTGCACCCACTGTCGACTGTCCCCTCGTCGGTTTCAGGCCGGCCGAGTGACCAGCGACAGCGCGAACGTGTACCGGGCCACGTCGGGCATCTTGACGTCCGGCGCCCAGGTCATGCCGACGCTGTCGACGACGTCATAGAGCCGCAACCCGTGCCCGATGTAGCTGGCACGGGCGGCGAACACGGCGGCCCGTGCCGCCTCGGCCAAGTCCAGCGCCGCGCTTTTTCGATCGGCGCGGACGTCCACGCTGATCACCGCGTTGTCGACTTGCATCCACAAGGTGGGCATTCCGCCGGTGCGTTGCACCTGTACCCACCGGGCGCCGGCCCGGAAGCCGACCAGGTTGGTAGTGACGGTGACCCCGGACACCGCGATAATCGCGGCGTCGGCGCGGACAATGTCGATGACCGCGGCTTCCGCGTCGCCGAAGGTGACGTTACTGGCCATCAGCCCTCCACGCGGAGCAGGTCTATCTCCAGGTGGGCCAGCCGGCCGGTTGGTGATGGCCAGCGACGAACCTCGCCGTCGATCTCGTACACGACGCCTTGCCACCTGAGGCGGTCGCTGGCGAGCCAGTCGGCGTCGGGGGGGGCGAAGTACAACCAGCGCCGCACGATCTGCTCACGGTCGATTGTGTCCTCGGCGCTGACCATGGGGAGCAGTCGACCACCGGACACGGTGGTCTCGGTGGCGTTGTCCCAGTCGCGTACCTCGTCGCCGTACCGGTCGCCGTCGACGTACGGTGCCCGGATACGGGTGACGGTCTCAACGTGAAAGCTGATCCCGGTGCCGGCCATGGTCACGCCGCCGAAGGTAGGGAGATCCGCGACAGCATCGTTTTCTCCATGTCGAGGAGCACGATGGAGCCGGGCGGCGCGAGGTAGGGCGTGGCGTAGGTGACGGATTCACCGCCCGCGGACTCGGCCGCGATGCCTACCGAGGTGGTCATCGCCCGGCCGGCCAGCGCACAAATCATTGTGGCCAGCCAAGCGGGAGTGTCCGCGAAGCCGTGCCGGATCTCGGCCTGCACGCCGCGACGTCGGCTAGTCCACGACCCGCCGGTGCGTTTTTCCATCACCCCGTAGGTCGACCAGTCAATTTGGGTCACGTCCTGCGCCGCGCCGTTGTCGGTGACTGCGACCAGTTCGGCCAGACACAGTGTCGGCAGCGCCTGCACGACCAGCCCGGAGCCGTCCACGGTGATCGTCTCGGTCACCTCCGGGGCGATGTGCCATCCGGCGTACTCGACGACCGCCTCGGACGCGGCGGTCAGCAGCAAAAGCGCCGCGTACGCGTCAAGGTCGTCCAGATCGCGGCGCAGGAACGCGGCAAAGTCTTCCATGGTGACCAGCAGCATCGGGTTACCTCCGTGGCCGTAGGACTGCGAAGGAACGGGGACGGGTGATGGCGGTTCCGCTGGGGCGAATGACGGCGGTACCGCCGGGGCGGATAATGGCGCTACCGCCGGGTCGGATGACCGACGCCGGGGCGGTGGGACGCACCACCGGACCCGACACGCGGCCCCGGCTGACCACGGTGACGGTCACCCGTACCACACCACGACCGGACCGGGTGGCCTTACCCGCGGCGCCGGCACAGTCGATGGCCGTCACAACGTCGGCGTGGCCACGGTGGCCGGGTACCCCACCGGACATACACGCCGCGGTCACGGTGACCTCGGCAGCGCCCTTGGCCCGTTTACGGCCGGTCGTGGTGACGTCGGCGCCGACGGTCAGCGCGGCGGTACCGCCCCCGACTTGCGGGTGCTGGCCGCCATCCTGGGCCATCGCGGTGGCGGTGGCGGCGACCGTGGCGGTGCCCGTGGCCCACTTGCGGCCGGCGGCCATGGTGGTCGAAATGGCGGTGACCGTGGCGGTGCCCGTACCGGTCCGGGTGTCCGTACCGGTGACCATGACGGCGGCGGTGATGCCGGCCGTACCAGGGGCGGCCTTGGCGCCTACCGCGCTCGTCGTGGCCGTGGCGGCCACCGTGGCGGTACCGGACGCGGCCTTGGTGCCCGTACCGCTGACAGTGCCGGTGCCGGTGATGTCCGCGGCGGTTCCGGACATCGCTTGCGGCGATGCGGCAAACAGCAGCAACAGTGACACGTCGACGCTCCGGTTCGGCTAGCGATGGAACCGATCAGGTGATCTCGACGCCATTGAGGTGCAGGTCGACAGCGTTGTTGCTGGCGAACGCGGTGATCAGCTTCCCGGCGGTGATGACCTGGTGTGGTGTCAGCACGATCGACGCGCCGGCCGCTATGGCGACACCGGACAGGTATTCCACACCGTCAAGCGCGACGTTCACCGTGGACGGCGCGAGAAACCGGTTGGTGGCGACCAGGCCGGTGATGATGGCGGTGGTCGAGGCCGGAGTGGTGTACAGCACCGCAGGGACAATGGGCGCCGACGCGGCGACGTTACTGCTCGCGGTTACGGCGAACACGCCGTTGCCGTAGGCGACGGCACGCCAGGATGCCACAGACGGCAGAACCTTCTGGGTCCAGGTGACCCCGTCCGGTGACGTCGCGGCAATGGCGGTGGTCATCGCCACGACGACGAACGCGCCGTTTCCGAATCCAATCGACTGCCAGGTCGTCGAGGTCGGCAATACCCGCTGCGTCCAGGTGGCACCGTCGGGCGAGGTGGCGGCAATGGATGAACCGCTGGCTACCGCGGCGAACAGGCCGTTACCGAAGGTGACACTGACCCAGGTTCCCGAGGCCGGTAATGTCTGCGCGGTCCAGGTGATGCCGTCGGGCGAGCTGGAAGCGACGGTGGATGCCTGTGCCACTGCGACGAATATGCCGTTGCCCCAGGTGACCGCGTTCCAGGTCGTGGAGGCGGACAGTGCCTGCTGGGTCCAGGTGGCACCGTCCGGTGACGTGGCCGCGATGGCGCTGCCCTGGGTGATCGCGACGAATTTCCCGTTGCCGTAGGTGACCGCGATCCAGTTTGCCGAAACGGGTAACGCCCGCTGGGTCCAGGTGACCCCGTCAGGGGAGGTCGCGGCGATGGATGTGTTGCTGGCCACGGTGACGAACACACCATTGCCGAAGGTGACCGCGCCCCACGTCGCCGTCGCGGGCAGTGTTCGAGAAGTCCAGGTGGCTCCGTCGGGCGAAGTGGCTGCCGTGGCCGTGCCGTTGGAGGTAGAAACGAACACGCCGTTGCCGTAGGCGATGCACTTCCAGGTGCCCGTCGCCGGTAACACCCGCTGCGTCCACGTCCCGGCGTCGGGGCTAGCCAGTGCCCCGCGGTACAGCGCCTTCGCCGAGGTGGTCACGTAATCTCCACCCCGTTGATATGCAGCCTGACCGATGCGGGGCTGGCGTACCCGGTGATGGTCTTCGTGGCGACGAGTGCCTGCCGCATGGGCAGTGCGAGGTACGCCCGGCCGGCGACAGTGACGCCGGGAATCAGGTCCACGCCGTCCACCTGGAGTTCCACGACGGATGAGGTTGGCGACGCGTTGCTGACGTGTATGTCGGTGATGACGGTGGTGGTCGCGGCCGGCACCGTGTAGACGATTGATGACGACAGGGTCATCACTGCTCGGCACAACGACTTCGCGGTGACCGTCACGTGATCTCCACTCCGCTGACGTGGACGCTCGGCGTACCGGTGACCGCGTAAACCGCGAGGACCTTGGTGGTGGCGAGCGCCAGTCGGCCGACCGGGACCGGTGTGCAGCTACTGGCCGGGATCGTCGTCTGGCACACTCTGGCGCCGTCGGCGATTACGTTCACCAGCGCCGTGGTCGCGGCGCGGTTCACTACCTGCACGTCGGTGACGACGGTCGTGGTGGCCGCGGGCGTGGTGTAGGTGGCGGTGGGTACCGGGTCCGGGGCGGTGGCGACGATGGAGGTGGCCGTGGCTACGGCGACGAACGTGGCGTTGGCGTATGTGATGGCGATCCAGTTCGGTGCCACCGGCAGTGTCCGTTGGGTCCAGGTGATGCCGTCCGGGGATGTCGCGTACGCGCTGGTGTTGCCCGCGACCGCCACGAACATGCCGCTGCCGAAGGTGACCGCGTTCCAGGATTGCGAAGAAGGTAGGGCTCGCTGGGTCCAGGTGATGCCGTCCGGGGACGTCGCGGCGATAGCGGAGCCGGATGAGACGGTGACGAACAATCCGCTGCCATAGGCGACCGAAGTCCAGGACACCGCCACCGGTAGTGTTCTCGCGGTCCAGGTGATGCCGTCCGGGGATGTCGCGGCGACCGATGTGCCCGACGTGACGGCGACGAACACGCCGCCGCCGTAGGTGACGGCCTGGATCGCGTTCGGGGGTGTCCGCGAGGTCCAGGTAGTGCCATCCGCCGACGATGCGGCGGCCGTATTGCCCTGTGCCCCGGCGACAAAGACGCCAGCGCCGTAGGCGAGTGCGCCCCAGGTGGACGAGGCCGGAAGAACACGCTGGGTCCAGGTGACCCCGTCGGGTGACGTCGCGGCGATGCTGGAACCTGTGGCCACCGCGACGAACAGTCCGCCCCCGAAGGTGAGTCCGATCCACGAGGCGGACACGGGCAGCGTGCGAGGTGTCCAGGTGGTGCCGTCCGGGGAAGAGGCGGCGATAGCTGTCCCCTGCACCAGCGTGACGAAAACACCGTTGCCGTAGGCGATAGCCTGCCAGGCCGCTCCCGCGCCGATGGCCCGCTGGGTCCAGGTGGTCCCGTCAGGCGAGGTCGCGGCGATGGTCGTTCCCTGCGAAATCGCGACATAGACGCTGTTGCCGTAGGCGACTGACCGCCAGGGGGTGGACACGGGTAACACTCGCTGGGTCCAGGTGGTCCCGTCCGGCGAGGTCGCGGCGATGGTGCTGCTTCCCATGACCGCCACAAACGCCGTGCCCCCGTAGGTGACCGCAGTCCAGCCGCCCGTCGCCGGCAGCACCCGCTGGGTCCAGGTTTGCCCATCGGGAGAGGTCGCGGCAATAGAGCCACCGTTCGCGACCGCGCAGAACACGCCGTTGCCGTAGGTGAGGGCATACCAGGTCACGGAGGTAGGCAATACCCGCTGGGTCCAGGTGATGCCGTCCGGGGACGTCGCGGCGATGCTGCTGTTGACGCCAATCGCCGCGAAAACACCACCTCCGTAGGTGACCTGGAACCAGCCGGTCGACACCGGCATGGTGCGCTGGGTCCAGGTGACTCCGTCCGGCGACGACGCGGCGATGGTGGAACTGTTCACGATCGCGACGAAGACGCTGCCTCCGTAGGCGACCCCGGACCAGGATGCCGACACCGGCAGCACCCGTTGGGTCCACGTAATGCCATCCGGGGAGGTCGCGGCGATCGATGTACTGGTGGCGACGGCGACGAACACACCATTGCCGTAGGTCACCGACTGCCACGTCGTGGAGACCGGCATGACCCGCGGGGTCCAGGTGATGCCGTCCGTTGAGGTGGCAGCGACAGCGGCGCCGTTGACGATGGCGACGAAAGTGCCGTTACCGAACGCGACCGACTGCCAGCTACCTGGTTGCGGATTGGTCCGCTGGGTGAAGGTGGGTGCCGGTGCCACGCTCGCGGCGCCCCGGTACAGGAGCTTGGGAGTGGCGACCACTTCTAGTAGCCCCCCATGACAGCCATTACGACGTCGGCGGTGCTCCCACCGAGGGGCGCGACGGTAATCCGGGCATCGACCGCCGCGTTGAAGTCGCTGATCGTGGCGCTGACCTGGGTACCGGTGTGGTTGGCGCGAGCCACAAGAGCGGCGTCCGCACTGTTGGCCGTCGCAGCGGTGGCTATGCCGGTCAGTTTGGTGCGCTCGGTCGCCAAAAACGTCTTGTTTGTCGTGCCGTCCGTCAGTGTGTCGGCGGACTGCGTTCCGGTGTGGTTGGCGCGGGCTTTCGCCGCGGTGTCCGCGGCGGCCTGCGCGGTACTGACCGGCTTGTTGGCGTCGCTGGTGTTGTCGTTGTTGGCCAGACCGACGTCGGCGCTAGTGAGGACCACCACGCCGGCACGGCCGGCAACGCTGGTGACCGGTACGACCACCGGTGCGTGATGAAGTGGCATCAGCCCGCCACCTCGGTCACACGCGCGAACCCGTCAGCGCTGGCCCAGACCCCGGACAGTAGACCGGTATACGCCGGGGTTGGCAGCTCGTACAGGTCGCCCGGGGCGAGCGCCACGGTGTACGCGGTCACCGACGCCGTGCTTGCGAGCGCGAGGTACAGCACAGCGGTCGACTCGTTGTAGATGTACGCGCCGCGGCGCGACGGGTTGGCGGCCAGAACGGTGACGCTGGTGGCCGAACTGGTGACGTTGGAAAGCGTGGATGTGCCTGCCCGTTGGGTGACCGCGACAGTGCCGGTCACCGGCAGCGGGTCGGTCGCTGACACGTCCACGGCAGACCCGTCGACCCCGAACTCGACCTTCGTGCGCTGGTGGCGGATGCCGCCGATGTCGTCGGAGGCGATTGGAAGAACGCCAGGTCCGACAGCCGGCGCGAAAGTGGTGTCGTTGTCAGCCATCGGTGCCCCCTCTACGTCACAACGGTCACGGACAACGCATCCAGGTTGTAGGTGCCCTGCCCGTTGTAGGTTTCGGCCGAGGACAGCTCGGCCGACCCCTCGAACGTGCCAGCGGTAGCCGCCGACCACATGCCAACCCATCCGATGGTCGTAGCCGGTGGAATGTCGAAGGTGACGGCCGCGGCGATGACCGCGACACCGGCCACGGCGGGGGTCCAGGTGACTGGCTTGCGGGCGTATGCCGGAGTGCCGCCGGTTACCTCCGCCGTGCCGATGGCGTCGGGGTCGACGGTGTGCAGACTCAGGTACCCGGTGGCTGCCGCTACCCCGTCGGCAGCCTTGTTTTTTCCATTCGTGGACAGCGGCATAGTCGGCTCCCGTTTACTTGTCTTCGACGGTGCGAACCTTGTTGCGCACCACAACGCGTACCTTGGTGTCGTCCGGGTATTCGGTGCCGCCTACGGGTGGCGGTCCGACGGGGATGGCGGCGTCGCCGTAACTCTTCGCGTCCTCGTCGGACAGTTGCAGCACGGCTTTGTTGCCGTTGACGGTGACCGCGTATCTGCGCAATACACCCACGGAATGCCTCCACGTCAGATCAGAACAGCGTCGGCGCCGTACCGGGCGGCGTCGCTGTCGTTGAGTTGCATAATGGTGTCGGTGCCCCACGCGGTGACCAGGTACATTCGCAGCGGACCGCCGACCACGGCGGTTGGACTGGTTGCCGGGTCGAACGGGTGCGGGACCGGGCCACCCGCCCCCGCGGGACACGCGCCGTTTCGCGCCCCGCAGACGGGACAGCGGTCGTCGGGGTACGGATCTCGGTACATCGATCGTTAGGTGACGATGCCGGCCGCGCGAAGCGCCGTCAGGATCGCGTTCACCTTCACCGACAGCTCTTTGAAATTGTCGTTAAGGGTGCCCTGACTGAATGCTGCGCCGACATCGGCCATCGCGCCGTCCGCGGTGCCGGCGGTGCCGGTGAGATTAGCGACAGTCGCCGCCGTGGTACCGGCCTCGCGTCGCAGGCCGGCCGAAGGGTTGCTGTATGCCATGAATTCCGTCTCCCTGTGAGAACTAGCTGGTTCGCCTACAGAGCCCAGCGATTCACGCTCCGGCCCGGTGCGGCGAGCACCGGACCGAAGCGTGCGTGAAGACTTACGCGGTGAGGTCCACGGAAACGAACGCGGACGGCTGGATGACGCCGAACGCTGCGCGCATCTCCGCGAGGATTGCGACCAGGTTCTGCACGAAGAAGTTGGCGTGACTGTCGCTCATAAGGATGGATGACTGTTCGCGGTCCCACAAAATGCACTTGCGCCAGTCGCCGACGTAACCGGTACCGGCCGGGACCGCTTCGCTTTCGATGACCGGAAGATTCCACAGCGGGCTGTTGGCACCGACGCCGGCCTGCGTGGTGCCACCGGGGCCGCCGAAGTAGTACCGAGCCTCATTGTCGGTCAGGAGGTCCAGCGTTTCAACGTCGGCCGGGTTGAGTGCGTACCCGGTGGCGATACTCCGGCCGACCGTACGGACCTTGGTCTTGGCCTTGCGCAGCGTGGTCAGCATATTGGTGTCCCACGCCTGCGTCTGGATACCGGACGTCGCGGCCAGGCCGGTGAAGTTCTCACCGAGACCGTCACCGGCGATCATCTGGTCTTCCAGCTCCTCCTCCAATCCGTACTGGAGGAAGTTGTCGATCAGGGTCATCACCTGCGCGGCGTCGGACAGCGCCCGCTTGGTGATCGGAATCCAGTGCGCGATGGTGCGAACTGGCGTGGAGACCTTCAAGGTGGCGATACCCGACTCGGGCTTGACGCCAGTCGCGGTTGACGTCGCCTCAGCCACCGGTGCGGCAGCGTTGGTGGTGCCGGTCACCCGAACGTACTCCACCATATCGCTTGTGGTGGTGCCGTTGGTAACCAAGCTGCGCAGGGTCAATGGGCGCTGGAACAAATCCATGCCGACCTGGAGGCCCAGGTAATCGTTCTGCACGAACGCGCCGCCGGACGTGTCGGACGCGCCGGTGACCAGTGCCTTCTCGCCGCGGCCTGGCAAAAGCCGGTCGTAACCGACGGGCCGGGTCTGGATACGGTGCTGCTTGCTGAAGCTTCCGCCCGGTGCGGACTCCATCAGACCCTTGTACTCGGGCGACTCCACGAAAATGCCACCGAGGCTCTTGCCCGCGGTGACACGGGTACGGCCGACCGGTGCCTGCTTCGCGGGCGGTTCCGCGAGGTCGATGTCGTCGCCCAGGCCGGCCAGGGTGGCCCGCAGCTTGGCGTCGGCTTTGGCCTTTTCCAGATCCTTCTTCAGGCCGGCGGCCTCATTCATCTTGGCCATGACCTCGGCGCGCTCCGTGTCGCTGAAGTCGCGGTTTTCCTCGTCGGCCTTGGCTGCGATACCTTGGGCTGCCGTCAGTGCGGCCTTGAGCCGTTCGAGCAGCTTAGCGGTGTGGTCCATGATGGATCTCCTTCAGTCCTCAAGCGTGATGACATCGGCCGCGAGTGCGTCGATATCGGTGCGCAGGCGGGTGGAGGCGGGACTCGGCCGGGCTGGCTCGTCACCCTTGGCCTGATCAGGCGAGGGCACGGCGGGCTGGGTCGGACTGGCCTTACCTGATCCGTCTTTGCTTTCCAGGGAGTCAAGAACCGACTTGACATCGGTCGTGCCTCCGGTGATTTTGTCGAAGGCGCTACGTAGCGTCGCCTCATTCTTGGCCGACAGGGTTCGGCCAGCTTTGACCACCGCGACGTCGAGCGGCGTGACCGTGGGGCTGATGCCGGCGGTGTTGAAGGTGTAGCTAACAGCGACGGGTGGGACCGCCTTCACTTCCTGCACCACCGCGGCGTCATTGGCGGGAACCTGCACTACCGATACCTCATGGATCTTCAGCTTGCGCAGTTCGTACACCGGCACGCCGTCGCGCTCAGCCGGGGCCGCGTCGAGAACGTCATAGGCGAAGCTCATTTTCGAAACCCGGCGGCCTTTGAGTAGTTTGTAGACCTGCTCACCGGTCGGATTGTCGAGATCGAGCTGGGCGCGGACCAGTAACCCGGTCTCGGTTTCCTTGGCCTCGGTGATCGTCCCGATGTTCATGTGCGGGTCACTCATCTGATGGGACCAATAGACGCTTATCGCGTCGCCGGAGTCGGCCCACGCCTTGAGATCGTCAGCGAACGCGCCAGGCATGACCACGTCACCGACCGCGTCCACGTTGTTGAACACACTCGCCAGTGCGATGAACTGGCCGTCAGCGAGGGTGGTGTCGTCGGCGGCGGTGGCTTTGACCTGGACGGAGAAGCTTTTGGTCGGCATCGGGGTACGCCCTCCCATGGGGTTGATGCGAGGTGATGTGGGCGCACGGATGCCCGATGAGTGGTGCTGGATCGGCGCCGCGATTTACTCGGCGAGCAACGCGGACAGGGCCGCGGATAGCGCTTTCGGTGCGGGCTCGGCGGGTGCCGGTGCCGGCAGCGTTTCGGTCATACCTGCGATGACGTTGAGCGGCACGATCAGTTCGTCGCCGCCGTCTACCTGCGGCAGGTTCAGTCGGGCGCGCGCTTCGTTGCGGGTCATGTACGGGCCGCCAACGCCAGCCTGCAACTGAGCGGCCTGTTCTTCGAAGGAGCCGCGCAGTTTTTCGTTGATGTTGAACTCGACGTAGACCCGATCGCGGTCGGGGAGATCGGGCAACAGTTGCAGCTCGATTTCCTGTTGCATCATTTCCAGCCACGGCCCTAGGCAGTCCTGGTAGAGCTGCTTGTGCTGTTCAACGATGTTGCTGAATGTGGCGTGGTCGAGGATGCCGACCATGGGCAACGGCACGTGGTAGGACCGGGCCACTTCCTCGCGGGTCAGTTTGCGAGAGTTGTGCGTTACGAATCCAGCGGTGACATGAGTGTGAGTACCCGCGATTGTCACCGCATAGGTGTGCTCGACGCCGCCTGGCTCGACAGTTGTAACGCGAGACCACCTCTTGTCCGAACGAGATCCGTTGCTTCGCGGCATCTCGGCCGCCCACTGGAGCAGCTTGGCCGCCTTGCCCTCGTGTGCGGGGTTCAAGGCTGCGGCCAACGCATGTACCTGTGCGTGCCCGTTGACAGTGAGAGCGAAGAACGGCCGAGCCTCGCACGTTCGTCCATTCACTACCGCGGTACGTGCGGGTGTTACGGGTCGCACGACGCCGTCGATCCCCAGCAGAGTCAGCAGGTGCTGGGCGTCGTCGAGTAGGTCTCGGGAGACCGAACCCCATGTGACCATCGGTTGCGGCGCATTAATGTGTGTCACCGTGCCGTCGGTGTCAAGATAGCCAGCCAGGAAGGCGGCCCACGCTTTCGGTCCAGACCGCATGATCTGGCCCGGGACGAACTTGTCCCATGAATGCGTACCCAGCAGCCCCATCGGCTCCAGAATCTCGCGGACGTGGCGGGATCCATTGATCCAGGTGCAGTCCTTACGTCGCGGGTGATGCACCAGCGACGCACCAACCGACTCGCACCAGGCACCGAAGCGCTCGCAGACAGAATTCTCGACACTGCTGAATCCAATACTGTGATCGGCGCGCAGGTGGCCATTACCCACGAGGGCACCCACCGCCCACGCAGTCTCCGGATCGACCTCGCCAGTACTGGCGACGTCCGGCCCGAGCGCCACGCGCACGTAATCGCCAGGCCCGAGGTCTGACGCCGCGACCCACTCGGCGCGATCGTCAAGGGTGCCGAGCGTGCGCCCGCCCGGTGTCTTGTGTGGCCCACGGACAGCGAGATATGGATGGTTGCGCGATGTCCGCAACGACCGACCAGTCTGATCGGTCACCGTCACGGTATCCACCGGCACGGTCTTGTGGATAGCCTCGACCTCGGCTGTCATTAGGCCCTCAGCCCAGGAAACTACCCGGTCACCGGACACCATTTCGTCGGCCCGCCGCCGCGTGCCGTCGGCCAGCGTGATCAGCGTTTCGCCGACAACGCACTCGATGTACTGGGCATCGCGGGGACTGGTCGCGGCCGACACGAAGGTCATGCCGTCTTCCAGCATGGGCACACCGCCGGCCTTCTCCGAGTCACCAGTGTGTTCGGCGTGCCACATGGTCTTGAACTTCTCGCGGCCCTTGTCGCCCCACTCCGGGGCGTCCGTCGGCCGCTGAATGTAACCAGCGATGCGGGCGCCGTTGCGCCAGAGCTGTTCGCGGTAGGTGTTGGCCGCCCACTCCTCGGCCAACAGGTGGCGCAGGCTTTCGATGGGCGGTGCCCCTAGCCGGTCGTCGTCGGGGTTGTAGCCGCGAAAGTGGACGACCTGGTCGGCGTCCACGTGTATCCGACCGCGGGAACCGATGATCTCGTAACCACTGGATTCGATCCAGTCGTCGCTGTCCGGGGTTATCCGTTGTGGCCGGATGCGCCGAAGCCCGAGAGTGTTGGCACCGTCTCTGACCTTCAGCCAGTACCCGCTGTCGAAAATGCACATGTCGTGCACCAGGGCATTAATCAGCCGGTACGTGGTGGTACTGCCGTTGGGCTTGTCCAGCAGCCCGGCCAACGGATGATCGGTCAGTCGTACCCGGTCCACGTCTGACACCCTGCGGAACACGTGCAACCCAAGCTGCGCAATGTTGCGGGCCAGAAAATCGATCACGGTCCGCAACTCCGGCTGTGCCCGCCAGAGGGCGGGGTAGTCGCGGTAGTGGTTTTCTGCGATGCGCATGGTGTAGGACATCGGTGGCGCGGCGCGTTCGATCGCGAGCAGTGCACCGGAAGAGACTACGAAGGCCATGCCGTGCCTCCCTAGCCGGTGATCTGGATGAACTCGACCTGATCGCGCTCGATGACGATCTGGCCGTCCACGAAGGACGGTTCGGCGCCAGGTTCGTGCATAACGGCATTGCGCAGGATCAGCAGCGGACCGCGCTTGGCCCAGAGAATGCCAACGAACGCGCGGTCACTGTGTAGGTTGACGACAACTTTCTTGCGTACCAACGTGCGGCGGAAATCGAACACCTAGCCGACCTCCACCTCTGTGCCTGCTTCGTCGTCGTTATCCTCATACGCCGACCGGCGGGGTTTGCCGGTCACCATGGCGCGGGCCAACGCGGTTACCAGCGCGGCCACACCATCGATCTTGTCGACAGACCGGGCGCGGTCGGGTTTGACGTTGCCGGCCGGGTCCATCGCAACGGAGATGTTGTCGACCATCCAGCGCATGACCGGGTTGCCGCCGTGGCGCACCAACGGGCGCTCCGGTGTGCCCTGAAGCAGTAGCCGGTTGAGTTGTTTCATCGGCGGCGACAGCGACGCGTACCCCTGCCGGACGGTCACCATGGGCGCACCGTCGCTTTGCAGGTCGGTGACAAGTTGACTAGCATTCCACGGGTCGTATGCCAGCTCAATCACCTTGAAGGTGTCGAGGTCTTTGACGATCTGCTTGCGTACGAACGCGTAGTCGGTGACCTCGCCGGGAGTGAGCTTGAGGTATCCGAGCTTCACCCACGAGGTGGCGGCGCCACCGGTGCGGTCGTCGAGCTTGCGCAGGTTGGCCTCAGGTGTCCACATGCGCCAGATCGCGTCATAGCCGGCCTGCTGGTCAGGGAACAGCCAGCACAGCGCGGTGAGGTCGGACGTGGATGCCAGGTCGAGCCCGCCGAAAGCGTGCTTTTTTCGCAGTCGGGTCTCATCGACCAGGCCAGCGTTACGATCCCAGACCGGCAACTCGAAGTATTTCGTTTCCTGCCGGGTACGGATGCCAAGGTGTAGGCGCAGGAACCGAGCCAGGTTGACCGGGTTCTGTTGCGCCTTGGCGGCCTCATCGACCAGGAAGGCGCGAGTCGGGCTGATACCAAAGCCCGGGTTAGCCTTGCGCCACGTCGCCTCGATGAACGGGTCGTCGGTGGCGTCGGCGGCGAACACGACGCCGTACACGGTGGCCTGCTTGATGCCACCACGGGCCAGCCGCTCGATGTAATCGCGCTTGTGAGCGTAGACACTGTCCGGCCGGCCATCGTCGGCGGTGGTGATCGTGATGACCAGCGGTTGCGCGCGAGCGCCTGTGCCGGACTCGACCGCGTCCACCACGTCCGCGGTCTTGTGGACGTGTAACTCATCGATGCCGGCGGCGTGCACGTTGGCGCCGTGCAGCAGGTCGCCGATGCTGGCGGCAACCGCGAAATAGGAACCGGTGGACTGCTGCACGATCCGGGAGTTGAGCGCCCGCACGCCGGCCGACTTCAGTTCCGGTGACGACCGGGCGAGCTGCGCGGCCGGGTCGAAGCAGTGCCGCGCCTGTTCCTTGGAGCCGGCCACGGTGAGCACCTGCGCGCCGGGCTCGCCGTCGGCGAACGCGAGGACGAGAAGGAGACCCGAGAGCAGGGTCGTCTTCCCTCCCTTTCGAGCAATCTCGATATAGACACTGCGGATGATCCGCACGTACCCGTCGCCGTCTTCGGCCTTCTTCACCCAACCGAAGACCGGGGCCAGGATGTAGGCGACCTGCCACGGGTCGGGGTCGAGCGGCTTGCCGGCCCACTTGCCTTGGGTGTGGCGCAGGCACCGAAGCGCGGCAATGACCTTGTCGACCCGTTCAGCGTCGAACGTGGCGCCTCGGACGCGGTTGGGTTCCGGGGTGCGGACGGCCGGCGTGCAGTCGGGCAGCGGGTAGCCGCGGGACTCCAGGTACCACAGAACCTCGTCGGACAGTGCCGCGGCCGAGCGCGTTGCGATCTTCGCCATCAGCCCGGCCTTCCGTCGTGCAGGTCTGCGCTCCTACTAGTCAGCCGGTAGCGGCGAACGGGTTGGATGGGTGCTCGGCACCGGTGCGGCGCTCGGCGGTGATCCGTGACCGGCCCGACGGCGTAAGCCCGAACTCCTGCGCGAAGTTGCGGATGGTGGTTGCCGCGTCCCGCTGGATCTGGAGTGCGGGGTTGCGGACCAACCCGCCGTAGGCGCCCTTGATCAGAATCGAGCTTTTGGCGATGACCGCTGACGCCTTGCGGTGCGCCACGACCGCCTCGCAGTAACAGATCAGCGAGTCACGGTCGGCCGCGCTGGCAATCTTCATCGCGTCCAGCTCGCCAAGCGTGTAGTCCCAAATCTCGCGTACGTCCTGCGCGATATCCTTGGGCAGCACAGGCCGGATATCACGCGGGATCGGCTCGCTGGTGTTGATCCGGGATGTGCGGTCACCGTGCAGCAGCCGCAGCGCGGTTGGCTTCGGCGGCGGTCCGCTTCGACCTGGCATCAGTTACCCCCAAAATCATGCGGCTCGGTGCCGCCGTCGGCCAGCACCATCCACTCATCGGTGGTCGGATCGATCCGGACACCATCGGGTGGACTCTGGCCTACCTTGCGGCGCTCGGTGATGTCATCGAGCCGACCATGACCCGCAACCAGTCGACCGGTACGTTCATCGATGAGTGGCAACTCGCCGAGCCCGAATCGATCGATGGATATGCGGATGTCATCGGTGGCGTGGTGCTTCGGGTTGCGGGGTGCGGCCTGGATCGTGGCCAACGGCACGTACTCCACGCGTCGGTCGGCCAATGTCAAGACCTTTCCGCTATTGACTTCTGATCTTGGAGTCCGTCGCACAACCTGGCATCGGTCGTTTTTGGC